CGACAATAATGACAATGGCTCTTAAAGAGCCATTGTGGTAAGATTAGGAAATTAACCAAAGGAGTAAAAAATGAATAATGATACAATAACAAAAATTGCATTAGAAAGAATAGCTGACGCATTAGAAGAAATTTTGCGATTAGTGAAAAAAGACATGGACGATAGCAAGGCTCGTATCACTAAAGAGTGGGATAAGGAAATAGATTTAACACACTATAAGGAGAAATAATATGCCAATGCCTACATCAGTTTTAAATACTTTAATTAAATTACGACACATGAGTGGAGAGGAAATCAGGGAGTATTTTAAAAAGAGAGCAGACTTTCATAGTAAGTATCCAAAAAATCCCAAATCTAAATGGACACCAAAGGAATGGGCTATTGATCAAGAAAAATGGCATGGATTAAAAAACGAGAAAACCTACTCAAAACATTTTGAGTAGGTGCGACACAATGCGCAATGGTGTTAACTGCACCATTGCGCTAAGATACGATTATGAAAACACAAAAGAAAAAAGATGATTCAAAACCAAGTGATGAATTCACCAACTGTAGATGTTGTGGCGAATACATCAAAGGAGATAATAGGTCAACGAGTGATAAGAGATATTGTGATGACTGCGCATAAAAATTAATACCTCCTAGTGTTAATATACCACGCGACAAAATGTCGCGTGGTAGTAAATTTAACATGCGACAAAATGTCGCATGCAACAAAATTTTCCGGCTCCTCCGGAGCCGGAATCTGCAGCTTGTTGCTTGATGCTTTTAATTAAATAAAAAAAATAAAAAGAAATAAAAAAGCCAGGCGCTGTTGCGCCTGGCTCCAGGGGAAACTAAATTAGTCTTCTTCTCTTAAAACTTTATGAACAATATCAAACATCATACCTTTTGCATGACGCGATGTGAACTTCCAACGAGTTTCGTTGCTAGCCCATCTGCCTTGGATATTTAAACCCATGTGCCTTGAGAAAATCTCTCTCCATTCTTTTGGAGTTTTATTCTCCCTCTCAGCATTTAATGGATAGAATTTATCTAAGATCAGTTTTCTAATAACAACCTCATCAATTGTTTTTTCAGAAATTTCTGAAACTCCGATTGTCATTAAAAAGTGACCAATCTCGTCAGCCTCTTGTTTTATTTTTGGATCTACAAATGTTTTAGTGTCTGCATTCCATGATGTGTGTTTTGTGTAGTGTACTTCTAACGGCATTTTTTTCCTCCTGTTTGTTAAAATAACATCTTCGCATTTTTTGATTGAAATTAATATTCGCAAAGTTGTCGCACCTTGCATTTTTTTTTTAGCGTTAAAACATCACATGTGACAAAATGTCGCAGGCTGCGTTAAAATATCACATGCGACAAAATGTCGCGGGCCTGAGCGAGCTCGCTCGCCGCCACCCCCCCCCCGGCTCGACTCGCTCGCTTCGCTCGCTCGTAGATTGGATAGAGGTACCAAGACCCATAGCAACTTTGAACTTTCTTGTTAATCCTAATTGCTTGTAAATTACAGGAGTCTCTATATACTTAGTAATATATAAGGTTTTATATATAAGTAAGGCAGAAATACTTTTGCTTTATTGAAAACATATCTGAAAAAATTTTGCAAAATTTTTTTTCGAATGCAATTATGGACAAAGAGAAATTAAAAAATTTAGATAAGCTGCCGCCTGATATTAAAAGGCAATTCGCTCTTTACATGAATAAATGGAAAGAGAAGAAAAAAGAAGCAGATATAAAAGATGACTTCATGGCTTTCGTTAAACACGTATGGCCTGATTTCATAGAAGGTAGACATCACAAAGATGTTGCTCAAAAATTTAATGATATTGCTACTGGTAAAACAAAACGTGTTATTATCAACATGGCACCTAGACATACTAAATCTGAATTTGCATCTTACTTATTACCCGCCTGGATGGTAGGTCGTAATCCTAAACTAAAAATTATTCAATCAACTAACACAACTGAATTATCTGTAAGGTTTGGACGTAAAGCAAAACAACTTATGGATACACCAGAATATAAAGAAGTATTTCAAACAAGACTCAAAGAAGATAGTCAGGCTGCTGGTAAATGGGAAACCCAACAAGGTGGTGAATACTATGCTGCCGGTGTTGGATCTGCAATTACAGGTCGTGGTGCTGATCTTTTAATTATTGATGATCCTCACACTGAGCAAGATGCAATGAATGCTCAAGCGTTAGATAGAACTTATGAATGGTATACATCTGGTCCACGTCAACGTCTTCAACCTGGTGGAACAATTATTATTGTAATGACAAGATGGAATGAAAAAGATTTAGCAGGTAGATTAATTAGAGCACAAAAAGAACCTAAAGCTGATCAATGGGAAGTAATTGAGTTTCCCGCAATCTTACCTAGTGGAGGTCCCCTGTGGCCGGAATATTGGAACATAAAAGATCTGGAAGCAGTTAAAGCATCTATTCCATTATCAAAATGGAATGCACAATATATGCAGAATCCAACTGGTGAAGAAGGAGCATTAATTAAAAGAGAATGGTGGCAAGATTGGGAAGGCGAGATCCCAGCTTTAGAACATGTCATTCAATCTTATGATACAGCATTTATGAAAAAAGAAACTGCTGACTACAGTGCCATTACTACTTGGGGTGTATTTCATCCAACTGAAGATAGTGGTCCCTGTTTAATGTTAGTTGATTCTATTAAAGGTAGATACGAGTTTCCAGAACTAAGACGTATTGCATTAGAGCAATACGGATACTGGCAACCGGAGACAGTAATTATAGAAGGCAAAGCATCCGGGCTCCCTCTAACTTATGAATTAAGAAAAGCAGGTATACCTGTAATTAATTTTACACCATCACGTGGTAATGATAAACACACTAGAGTTAATTCTGTATCTCCATTGTTTGAGTCTGGTAAAATATATGCACCAACTGAAATGGAATTTGCTCAAGAAGTAATTGAAGAATGTGCTGCGTTTCCTTATGGAGATCATGATGATCTTGTAGATTCTATGACTCAAGCAGTTATGAGATTTAGACAAGGTGGATTAATTGAACACCCTGAAGATTATGAAGATGAGCCTTTACAACGGACTCCAAAAGTGTATTATTAAGCATTATGGCAAAAGAAGACGATCAAAAATTACAGGACATGCTTAGAGCTATTGACATCAGAGCCAGAAGATGAATTTGAATTAGAATTACAAAGTGTAATTAACGAATATAATGATTTAAAAGGAAAAGGTGATCCAGCTGTTAGAGATCTTTCTATAGAAGAATATATTAATATGTATTTATCTAAAAAGAAAATGATGAAGGATAGAGCCATGGCTGCATATGGTGGTAGAATGAATTATGGAGATGGAAACAATTTAGAAGATTTACCAGAAGGTTTAAAAAAAGATACTACAACTTATCCACTAGGACAAGGACCTCAATTTGATATTGAAAAAATCAAAAAACTAATTGAGAAAAGAAAAAAAGAAAAACAAAAATTAGCTATGGGCGGTATCGCAGGAGTCCTGTAGTGCCCGACAAAGCTCCACCTAAAAAACCTAAAAATTTCACTAAGATGTTAGACATGCTTAACACGGAAGAAGCAGTTAATTCTATGTCTCCAAAAACTTATGCTGACTATGTTGGAATCTTTTCAAGAAAAGCATTTGAGAATGGAGAAATAGATGTAGATGAATATTTAGGTATTGTTAAACCATTATTTGGTGAAACAGGAGAAAAGGTAACTAATAAAATAAAAGAGTATGAAGATGAACTTGAAAAATATGCAACTGGTGGCAGAGTTAATTTCTTAGATGGTGGAGATACTGCATATAATAAAATGGTTACAGAAGCTTATATTAAAGCCGGAGGCCTTGAAGCAACGGGCATGGATATAGATAAATTTGCAGAAATGTATTTTAAAAAATTCGCTGATGGTGGCCGAGCACAATTTGGAACAGGCTCCCAGGATCCTGATATAAGTAAAAGGGTAATAGAACTTATGGATGATGGTTATGAATTTGGTCAAGCAGTAAAACAAGCTATGGAGGAAACAAGAGAAAATAACGGTAATGGCACAATGCCTAAATCTGAAAAATGGAATGACTAAAAGACTTACTAGAACAATTCCTCCGGAATCAGGGCCCATGCCTCAGGGGTTGAATATTAATTATAATGGTGTTAAACAGATAAAACTTACGGAGAAAAAATATAATGGCAGATATAGACAAATCACTTCCAAACGAAGTTCGACAAAAAGTTAGTATTCCTGGTGAGGAAGAAATTCAAGAAGAAATTGTAGAACAAGTTCAAGAAGTTCAAGACTCACCTGATGAGGTTGAAGTTTCAGAAAACGAAGATGGATCAGTAGATATAAATCTTGATCCTGCTGCAGCATCACCAGAAGGTGGTGACGAACATTATGCAAACTTATCAGAATTTTTACCAGACGATGTACTTGGAAGATTAGCTTCAGATTTATCTAGTAAGTATCAAGATTATACTTCTTCAAGAAAAGATTGGGCACAAACTTATACTCAAGGTTTAGACCTTTTAGGTTTTAAATATAATAATAGAACTGAACCTTTTTCAGGAGCAAGTGGTGCAACACACCCTGTTCTTGCAGAAGCAGTTACACAATTTCAAGCATTAGCTTATAAAGAATTATTACCGGCAGATGGACCAGTTAGAACACAAACGATAGGTGTATCATCTCCAGAAAAAACTCAGCAAGCAACTAGAGTAAAAGATTTCATGAACTACGAGTTAATGGAAAAAATGAAAGAGTACGAACCAGACTTTGATCAGTTATTATTTAACTTACCATTAGCAGGTTCTGCTTTTAAGAAAATATACTACGATGATGTGGAGCAAAGAGCTGTAAGTAAATTTGTTCCTGCAGATGATTTGATTGTACCCTACAGCGCTACCTCATTAGACGATGCAGAGGCAATCATCCATCGTGTAAAAATTTCTGAAAACGATTTAAGAAAACAACAGGTTGGTGGATTTTATAGAGATATAGAAATTGGAAAACCTGGAGACAAAGAAACTGAAGTTGAGAAAAAAGAAAGAGAACTTGAAGGAGTATCAAGAACTACAAATGAAGATATTTATACATTATTAGAATGTCATGTGGATTTAGATTTAGAAGGTTTCGAAGATGCAGATCCAGAGACTGGTGAGCCCTCAGGAATTAAAGTTCCATACATTGTAACAATTGAAGAAAATTCACGTGAAGTTTTATCTATTAGAAGAAACTATGAAATAGGTGATGCATTAAAAAATAAAATTAATTACTTTGTACACTTTAAATTTTTACCGGGTTTAGGTTTTTATGGTTTTGGTTTGATTCACATGATTGGTGGATTATCAAGAACAGCAACTTCTGCATTAAGACAATTACTAGATGCAGGAACTTTATCTAACTTACCTGCAGGATTTAAAATGCGTGGTATTAGAATTAGAGATGATGCACAATCAATTCAACCAGGTGAGTTTAGAGATGTAGATGCACCCGGTGGTAATTTAAGAGATTCATTTATGATGTTACCATTTAAAGAACCATCAGCTACATTATTAAACTTAATGGGTATTGTAGTTAACGCTGGTCAAAGATTTGCATCTAT